GTCAACGATGCATCGTTTTAGGCCTTGCTGCATATATTGCATTGCAGTAGGTTCTATCGCGATAACTCGGGGTGCCTTGAGCGTCTTAGGAACGGTAATAACCCTTACAGGTGTTTCCGTTTCGGGTTCGTGGATGTGAACATCTCCGTCAAGCCCAGCAGAATATGCTAGACTCGACGTGAGGTGCGTCTGCCAGGAGAAAAACTCCTGGAGACGGACAGTCCAGGTTCGCTGATTCCACTTACCATTACTGGTGAGTTTATCAGCGACAGCGCCTGGGCCATGCTTTGGGAACACACGTCCCCAATAGATATCTCTATCTACCTTGGCGAAAACTTCGCCAAAGAGCAAGTTCGACATGCGACGGAAATCCTCGATGTATTGAGGATACGTACGCGCGTCGGACGCCTTCACATCCAGCTCACACTGAATGAAATCAGACATGGCTCGCCTTTCGCGAGCGGGGGAAACGACCTTACGGTCAGTCCCTCGCTGAACTCGACCATTACGGTCGAGCTCCGGAAGGGCGATCTTGCTAAACATCAGTGTTAACTGACGTACAGCATAGATTGCTTCCACGTCTGGCTCATCCAGAAGTGCGCCACTACTAGTATTGAACACGCGTCCAAGGAAACCTTGCAGAAATGCAGGGAGACCAGTACGACGCCCCAATCCTCTTTTGAAGGATGGGACGTCCGAAGGGACGACAAAACCCTGGTCCAGCCACTTTTGGGTAGCTTTACCAAAGTCTGCCAGGGTTATGGCCAAAAAGGCCAGCCCCTCGTGTTCAGTACGACTCGCGACAGTTTTTATATCGCGAGTGGCGCTAGTGCAGCATCTCACTGCCATTTCATCGGCAGTGATAGACCAGAGAGACGTCAGGCTTTTCATAGTCCCTCCTTTTAGAGGTGTACTATCCCTAGCTCTGCCGTCTTGTCGAGACCAGTCAACTATAGCATGGAGCGCAACGAGGAGTTATCCTCGTCCACGCTTTCCATGCGGAGCTGAATCATGGCCCCGATCAATTCGTCGGTGAAGCGCATCCGCATACCCACGTAGTTAACGTAGGCCCATGCGAGCGCGACGTCAGCGATATGTTCCGGGAAGTAAAAGGCAGCGAGGTCGCGGACATAGTCCGTGTCCAAGCCGTCCAAGGTCACCACCGTAAAGGTGCGACCCTTCCAGGAACGCTCGATTAGTGCCATGATGCATACTCCTTATATGGTTGACTGATCTACAACTCAGTCATCTCAGATGGGCAGGTTATTACACCCGTCCACCGCGAGATGGATAGCGTAGTAGAACGCGTTGA